TCCGATCTTATCCATCACCGGTGATGCTAATAACACTAGTCCACATATAAGTAGAATATTGATCAGGTGGAAAGCCACTAACAAGTTTAAAATTATCATCAAAATAAAATCCACCTGGAGCTTGGAATCGTAGTAGAGCACCCTCAGAAATAAATCTAACATTACCTGAACTATATACACCTACTGAGATAGGAGTTTTTGATCCGACGTTGAGATAAAAGTAACCAGTAGCCTCAACTGCATCATATGATGATTGATTCCAATATACTGTGCCATCTCCTGAATATGCATTTACTGCATATCTTGTATAAAATTGTGTGTAGAATTGATATGGTCTACTACTACCTAATATTTCTGTCAAGGTGCTAGTCATAAAATTAATGACATCACTTGAAGTAGATGCAACCATTGTAGTAAATCCATCTTCAATTAATTCATATATACCACCATCTTCAGCAAAATCATTTGTACTTGAATATTTTCCGCTTGGGTCAATCAAATCAAAGTTTCTTGCTACACCAACACTAGTACGATTCAATGCTTTACTTTTTATGATAGCACTATATAGAGTGTATGGAAAGTTATTATAATCTTCGCCATTAACCATACGATTTTGCGTATAGTAACGTTGTGGTGCACGTGTTTTAATATCCGGGATAGTTTCACGTGCTTGTGCATTTGTTACCGGAACTGATAAATCAAGTGTGACTGTTAATGTCTCTGTTCTACCGGTACGACTTACATATTGTAATGTAACAGCAGTACCTTGAAGTTCAGTAGGATCAATTGCATATGTTAATGCATTGCTGGCACGAAAATATGCTGAATAATTACCTATTGGTATATCACTGAAAACGCCGTCACCAAATATATAACTTACTTGGTCATTGAACCTAGAAGTTACGCTGAATATTTTTCTATTGATACTTGCAGTTTGTGCATTTTGATTTGCATATACACTATCTACTTGACTCCATTCAGTAAATGTATTTGTTGTTTGGTCAACTTGGTATAACCAAGTATCTGTATTATTAATACCAGGGATATCAACATCAACTATCTGATTACTTATTTTTTCTTGGATGTTGAATGGATATGTTTGTAATGATCCTTGCTTAAAGTAAATGAAGAATCCTGTATTTGGACTACCGTAACCCAATTTATCATTTCTATATAGAATATTAAATTTGTTAGTTGGTCCGGGTGATATTTCATAAACATTATCAGAGTTAACACTAGTTACGCTGACACATTCAAAGTTCATAGTTAATCCATCTACTGTGGCACTAAATGGAATTGTTGGGGTAGAACCACCTGGAATATTTACACTATATTCATCTGTTTTTATATTTAAGATTGATTGACTATTACCGGGTCGACCAATTCGTTGACTGTCCATTAATGCGGCATTGATGATACTATTAAATTGTTCTTGCCAATTTGGATTAGCAGAATCGTTCCAAAGAACAACTATATTACTTAGATTTAGCCCGTTGATATCTCTTACTTGTTCAGTAGTTTGGATGCTAGATATTTTCAAATATCCTTGACCTGCTAGATTACGTTTTGGATTATAACCAATTAAATTTGCGAGTTTGATTACTGAATCTCTACGTTCAGCAGTATCAATAAAGTTTTCACGTGTGTTTAAGTCATCACGAAAACTTAATGATTGACCCATGAAAGCAATTACATCTAATAGTGCAACGTATTCACTAGATTCTACGTAATCATTAAAGGTCTCAGGATAATAAGCACGTAGATAATCTACGAAACTTTTGCGTAATGCTTCATAATCATAGCTTTTAAAATCAGCTTGACTATAGGTTTTATAGATTGATTTCCAATCGTTTACCCCGAATATAGTTGATTGTCTTGAACTTGTAGCCATACTTGTATTCTCTTTATAGTATTTATCACACTAAAAAAGTGGCTTTTTATACGCTATACGCTGAATTAGTACTTTGGTCAAAATATATTGCCAGAGTTGTTGGATTATTAAAGGGGCTGACAGCTATTTCAGTTTCTAGCAATATGCCGTTATCTTGAGGATATGCAATCACACTATTTAAAATTAGTCTAGGGTCGGTTGAGGCTACTCGTTTGACTTCTGTTTCTAACTGGATTTGAGTATCCAATGTATTTGGTTCAAATATAAAAGTCCACAATGTTGTGCCATACTCGGGTTTACCGGGCTTTTGTCCTTGAGGAATATTAAGTGAGTTAATGAAATCTAGTAGAACCAAATCCTGATCTACTACTCTAAACTTTTTACCAACACGGATAGGATTAGTGACACTGCCTGCGCCACCATCAACACCGGCATTAACTTGTATTGACCTTACACTATCTGCTTGTGATGTACTAAATCCATAAAATGTTGACATTTTTATTCCTCAAATCGTATTTATGCACTAGAAATACCCTGTGCAATCTGTGCCATTTTTTCTTTTAAACTATCTATTTTTTGAACAGATTGTTTATATGTTGATAATGCAGATTCTGTTTCTGTTGCGTCAGGACCATATTTGGCTCTATAATCTAAATAAAGTTTTCGTAAGTTCCACATAGAATCTTCTTCTTCTGCTACCTTAGCTTTGATTTCATCATATTCTTTTACCTTATCAGCAGATAACGGGGCTGGGATTTTCAACGCACCAAAATTCAATCCAGGAATCTTAGGATTACCTAATAATGCTTTACTCTGTGCTGTCAATCCTGCTACATCAAATGTATCAGTAGCAATTACAGGTAATTTTACTTCAGGTCCACCCGGAACATTAATTGAAGAAATAGCACTATTGAGTTTTGCAGAATCATTAGCACTTAACCCAACTGATGTCAAAGATTGTAAAGAATTGGTACTACCTAATTTTGCTTTCAAGCCGGAAACAGCATCTGAAATACCATTAACAGTACTATTAACTTGATTAGTAATGTTACTAATCGTAGATGATATAGCACTAACTCCGGGGATAGCTGATAATGTGTTTGGTATATTTGTATTGACAACATTAGATACTGCATCAGCACCTCCTGGCAAATTAGTTAATCCAGAAGCACTTTGTAGTTTGTCTGTTACTCCGGTCACAGAAGATGTTACACTTGAAGTTAATTGATTTAATGTTTGTACATTTGTACCCAATGCTTTTGCAAATGCATCCTTTACTGCTGAACCTGCGGCACTTAAACCCTTAGATAAAGTAGATGCTTCTGCGGCTTGAGCAGGAGAAACTTCTGGTGTTTCAGCATTTGTTTTTTCTTGTTCTGCTTTGTTAACTGCATTTATCTGTGATAAGTTTTGTGGCTTACCTGCAGCCAAAGGCTTAAACATTGATGTAATCTTACTAAACAATCCACTTGAAACACTTTCAACAGATGGTAGACCAGTCTTTATATTACCTAAACCACTCAATGTCTTATCTGCTAATCCAGCGGCAGCTTGACCGGCTGCTATTAAATTACTAAATGATCCACTAAGTGGATTAGTAATACCAGGTGGTAATTTAGAAGTAATATCTGTTGGTACATTTGATAATGTTTTAACAAAGTCAACTGTTGGTGTAATACCTTTACTCGCCGCACTTAATATCATACCAGAAACTTGTGTTGGACTTTCAGTGCCTTTTATAATTCCAGTATCTTTTAATGCTCCTTCACCCTTAGCCAACAATGTTGAAGCGGCTGATACTTGTGTGGGTGTATTCTTTAAGAAATCTTCTAAACTATAAATTCCATCTTTGCCTGTCCAAACATTACTAGGTATTGCTTGTTCAATTGGAACACCTTCTTGTATTGATGCATTAACTGCAATGTCACTACCTGGTTTAATATATCCTGCTGTAGCAAGCTGAGTTGGAGACATTGCTAATGCACCTATACTTGCAAGTTTATTACCATTCTGTTCTACTACACCAGCAGTTTGTTTAACTGCATCTGCTGTTTCTCCTGTAGCGGCATTAGTTGCCATTGAAGAAACTAATGAACGTGTTGTTGCTGAATCTAAAGTAGGTGAAGCCGCTTGTACTACCGGCACTGTTGTTGTTAATGTTGAATTAGTTGGGTTAGTAGGGGATGCCGGTACTGCATTATTTACTGAGTTAACACTAGCTGATGGTGCTGGTGGGAAGTTAGCCGAAGCTGACAAGTTTGAAGGTGCATCTACTCCCTTACCTGCATCTGCCCATGGTGCATGTGCCGGTGCTCTACTAACGATACTAGTTAATTTACCTGGTGCTGCCGCAAAACCTTTATCATCATCATATAAAGTATCAGTATGTTTATTTTTTGTTATTTGTTTAACCACTTCAGGATTCAATGAACTGCTACCTGTATTCAAGTTAACTGCTGACGGACCATTAACATAGGTTGTACTAGAACTAGCAATACTTGCTTCTCCATTACTTGCTAAACTCATTGCACCATCAACTTTAGTCGTGTAGTTAGACTTTGTATAGTTTTTAAAATTTGTACCAGCAAATTGAGTTGTTTCTTTGTCGCTTTCTAGTTTAATATTTTCAGCAGTAATGTTTAAATCTTTGGCTGCATTAATATTAATGTTACGATCGGCGTGAAGATTTAAGTCACCCTGTGTTCGTATGTTTACAGAGTTAGTTGAGTACATATCAATTGTACCCTCTTTGCCCAACTCAATATAACTTTGTCCGTTAGCATGTATGATGAATAATGTTTGTGCCGCATCATTCATTAATATTTGATGACCGGTGGCAGTACGTAAACGTATCAATTGATCTCTACCGGTTAAATCTCCATCATCTAGTACTAATGAATGTCCACCTCTACGACCAATAATTTGAAAGTTTTTATTAGGGATAGATTGATCTTTTACTGCGTCGCCAATAGTATCATCATCATATCCACCTTGATAGATAGGACGTCCCGGGGTACTCATTCCAAATACTCTACTAGGGCTTTCACGTAAACTACTACTGCTTATTGGTCCTCTATCAGGGTCACGCAACAATCCTTGTTTATTAAAAATCGCAGCCTGATAACTATGAACTGGTCTTGGTTGATAGGTTAATAATGTATTGTTATCTTGTTTTTTATTAGCGTTATTGAT